TTTCTGCAAGAAGACGTCCTGTATCTTCTTGCTCCAAAACTCGAAAGTTGCTTCCTCATGCAGAGCCCACTCGGCAATGGCCGCTACTGCATTCCCACACAACGTTTCTCGGTCAGATGTTTTCTTTTGCCACTCAAGTCGATTGTTTATCGAGCGGCGTTCAAGTGGTCCCAGCCACAACTCTCCCTCAAGCCGGAACCCACGCTTGAGGAAAGAGGCCTCAGTTAGAGCAATGCTAGGTCTTTGCACCGCCTCCTTATTTGCATCAGTATAGGTCTGACCAATCAAGGAAAACACTTGGCTCATCGTCAATTGATTGAACCAGGAGAGCACGCTGTGCGAAACATTCAACACGTTATCATCTCCATAAGATATCATGCGCACAGCTGTATTAAAGTTGTATTTGTGTTCTTGCTGGCGCTCGAGATAGTAGAACACATATCGGCACATGAGAGAGTTCGCCACTGAATTTATTATGGCGGTCGCTGGATTTCCAGAGGGCTGAGAATGGGTCCACGCATAAACATAACCGTCAGCCATGTGCCACGAATGCACTATGTCCAGAAATAGCACTTCTCTGATCTTATCATTGCCATCATCGTACCACTTGTTGGCCATATCGCAAAAGGCCCACAGAAAGTCAGGATGCAAGTTTCCGTCATAATCGGTAAAGTCCCCGGCAATCACTCTGTCCCCCTTACGTTGAAGGTGCATAGCAAGAGTGTGCCAATCACGGGATTGAGCTTGAATACCCACGGCGATCTCATTGTGGATACGATTACGCATCAGGTAGGACATAAATCCGAGAAAGAACATACGAAACGCGATTGTAAAATCCATCGGGCCCGCAGAAAACACGCGTGTCTTCTTTCCAATAGGTCGACACTCATCCTTCAAGGTGTCCACATAGATGCAGGGGGTCCAGATCCCATTCTTCGCATTCTCAATCTTCTTCTCCACAGCTTCTCGAACTGGTCGGGCAGTCTCTCCAAGAAGCCATTCCTCCGAACCAAACCAAGCTCTCTTTCCGTTATTGCCCCCCTTCTCCAACATCCAGGGGTATCCGGGGGAACGAGCCCGATTGATTCCGCGAATAAAGTCCGATCCCTCCAAACCCTTCACGGCCTCGTCAAAGCTCAAAGCGCGCTTCTCAATATCCAGGTGATTGTCTCCCGAATATACAATAGCGGAAAAACTTTGCACGCTTTGATCCAGTAGATCAGCATCCAGTTTCTCCACAATGCCCGTAACTTTTGCAAGTCCCTTAATCCCGGGTCCATCGGGTTGCAGAATGGGACCAAGCGCCACAGGAGCCATACCACAGTCATCGATCAATCCCTTAACCTCCGTCGGCTCAAAAGATGTCTTGACATTAGAGGCTGGCTTCTTATCAAGGTACATGGGCATCACTCCAGTCAGCGGTAAATCGAGAGCGGCATCCATCTCAGGTGCAGATTGTCGAATGACATTGACGATATCTGCAAAATCCTCCTGGCAGATAATACTGGAAAGGGCTCCAGCTCCATCAGCAGGGGCCCCGAAATGCACTCCAACGATCTTCCCTCGAAATTGGTCTTTATCGAGGATCCAAACCCCACCACAATCGCCTTCTTCTGAACGGCAGTCCCGACTAAAGATCTCAAGGGCGTAGGTCTTGACGTTCTTATTGTCCAATCTCTCCTGTCCCACCACATCATTAATAGTACCATGCTTAGTATCAAAGCTATGCACATTGTGACCGACAACAGATCTCATAGATGGGGAAAGGAGCACGAAAGGCTGACCCTTGAGTTCTGAGAATTGATTGCGATTAATAAAGCTCTTAATCATGTCAGCGGTTTTGGGGACGGTGCGAGGCCATTGAACAAGAATTAAATCCATAGGTTGGGTGGAAATACGATGGCAAATTTTCACTTTCAAGTCCTTCTTCTCCAATCGATAACGGCCCACATCACATCGGGGAGGGCCCAACATAAACTTCTCTGGCATAAGATCCCACTGGTGCTTAGTAGTAAGCGCGTAATTGCCCCCGATGTTGAACATAGGGCAAAGCGGAATCCGACCAGTTTCGTAATCAAACAAATAGCCAAAGTTATTCCTGGCCTTCTCACACACCTGTTGGGCCTGATGGGAGGACCACGCCTCGCGGAGCACCGAGGGCTTGGTCATCTCAAGTTTCACAACGTTCTTCAAATCACGCGAGGGGCCAGTCTCCAATTTCACGATATTCTTCAAATCCCGGCTTGGCCCAGTCTCCCTGAACACCATTGCGTTCATATCATCACGCAATCTATCAACGGAAACTGGGTGTAGCGCTTCCATGCGAGCCTTCAATATCTGGTCTTTCGTTGTGCCACTTTCGATTCTCGTCCTCGATTGCACACTCTTTTGTGGTCCACTCTCAGTCTTGACTATCTGGATTTTACAATAGTCCTTTGCCTCTTTGCGCTTCATAAGCCGGTCAAAGACGGTCTGCGTACACAACATAGCTTGAGTGTCTTCCTCAGCGACAAACTTAAAGTCCATTCCATCAAAAAGATATTCATCGTCAAAGACCAACACATTGCAATCAAGCTCATGGGAATGATACGCGCGGAAAGGCTCCTTTATCCATTGAAGATCTTCTCCAACCTCAATTTCTTCAACC